CTGAAGACTTATATCTTTAGAAGTGCATGGCCAACAACAAGTGGTGCTCAAATTGATCTAACTAGTGATGAAGCAACAGCGGTTGAAGAGTTCTCAGTTTCTTGGAGATATCAACATTTTGAAGCTTCAGGCGTGAACTTCTAATTTAATCCTACTAAATAGTTATAACGACTAGTAGGAGATATTATGGCAGAACTTTTTGGATTTAGAATACAGAGGTCAAAAAAGGATGAGGGTGGAGAAACAACATTCTCCACCCCAACTCCTGATGACGGCACTATTGATGTTGCCGGTGGAGGATTCTTTTCATCTGTACTAGATTTGGATGGTAGAGAACGAAGCGATTTAGATTATATTAGGCGGTATCGTGATATTGCACAACAAGCTGAGTGCGATACGGCAATAGATGATATTATTAATGAAGGTATCATCTCAAATCAAAATGATCAATCGGTACAAATTACTTTAGATCGTTTACCATATCCAGACAAAATTAAAAGAAAAATTAGAGCGGAGTTCTCAGAAGTTCTTCGACTTCTTCATTTTGAACAAAAAGGTCATGACATATTTCGTAGGTGGTATGTTGATGGTAGATTGTTCTATCATAAAATCATCGATACAAAAAATCCTAAAAGGGGTATTACAGAGTTACGATATATTGACCCAACTAAAATTAAAAAAGTTAGGGAAGTTCAGAAAGACAAAAAAGGTATCGGCGGTATAACTGTCGATATGGTTGAAAAGGTTGAAGAATATTATATATACAACGAAAAGGGATTGGGTGCTGGTGGTGCTAGTCAAGGATTAAAAATTGCTCCAGATTCTATCACATATTGCCCATCTGGCCTGATAGATGGTAATAGTGGTCGAGTGCTTTCATATTTGCATAAGGCAATCAAACCAGTTAATCAGTTGCGTATGATTGAAGATGCGTTGGTTATCTATCGTATTTCCCGCGCACCAGAACGTAGAATTTTCTATATTGATGTTGGTAATCTACCTAAGATAAAGGCAGAACAATATCTAAAAGATGTGATGAACCGTTATCGCAATAAACTTGTGTATGATGCATCTACTGGAGAAATACGAGATGACAGAAATCATATGTCGATGTTGGAAGATTTTTGGTTGCCCCGCCGTGAAGGTGGTCGAGGCACTGAAATTACAACACTTCCCGGCGGTTCTAATCTGGGGGAGATAGATGACATTCAATATTTTCAAAAGAAACTTTACAAATCTCTGAATGTTCCAATCTCTCGTATGGAATCAGATGCTGGATTTAGTCTTGGTAGAGCCTCCGAAATTACGAGAGATGAATTAAAGTTCACTAAGTTTGTACAACGTATTCGTAAGAAATTCGTTCCTGCGTTTACGGATATTCTTAAAACACAGCTTTTACTTAAAGGTATCATTGCTCCAGAAGACTGGCCAGAGATGCAAGAACATATCCAATATGATTTCTTGCAAGATGGACACTTTGCAGAACTTAAAGATGCAGAACTTCTTAATGATCGTCTTCAGATGCTTGATTCGGTTCAATCTTACATTGGAACATTCTTCAGTAAGGAATATGTACTGAAGAAAGTGTTGCGTATGAATGATGCTGAAATTACTGAAATGCGCGATCAGATTGCGAAGGAACTTGAAACTGATCCAATGGATGGTGGAATTGTTCTACCCCCAGCTGGCGATGGTATCACACGTTATCCACAGGATGCCGCCGGCGCGGCAATAGCGGCCGACGATGTAGCAAAACTATCAGGTGAAGAACCACCAGAAGGAGATAAATAATGAGTAAGGAATTTGTAGATGCATTAGCATCAGGTAATAATTTAGAAGCGGAAAATGTATTTAAAAGTGCAATCACGGCAAAGGTTGGCGATGCTTTGGAAGTTAAAAGAAAAGAAATTTCTAAAACTTTTGTTGGAAAGTATGAAGAACAAAATGACTAAGAATTTTGAAGGGGTCTATAATACAGCTGTATTTGAGAAGGACGAACACAAGAAATCTAAGCAATATCAAAAGCTTTCTCCTAAGATGCGTGACGCTGTTGACCAAATTTTCGGAATTATGGATTCTAAACCTTCAGAATTCCTAAATACATTTGACAAAACTATTAAAGATGTTTCAAAAAAATATAAGGTTCGGGAAAAAGACCTTATGAATTATTTTGAACAGGAAATGTTATCAATCTAGGAGTTTAAAATGGCTATAGCATCTCAAACATTAGTAGATTCAGATTTTGAGTTGGTTACAAAACATACCATCTCAGGAACAAATGGAACTGCTCTAAAAGTTATTGATGCATCTGCTCTTAGCGGTGCTGCAACTGATCCCAGATTGTCTATTGTTTCACTCTGGTGGACAGTCAGTTCTATTACAGAAATTGAATGGGATGCAACTTCAAACGTAACTGCATTCTCAATAAATACAAATGGTAGTTATAATGCAGGGGGTCAAGCACTTCCTTCAATCGCAAATAATGCTGGGTCTGGTATAACAGGAGACATTTATATTGAAAATGATGCAGCATGTATTGGTACAGTTATTATTAAATGTAAAAAGGTTTCTGGATGGGATAATATCACATGAACACAGTAAAATTATTTTCAGAAGCAGTAGAAGATGTAGAGTTTATCTGTGAAGCAAAAGAGGGCGAGGATAAGTCCTATAAAATTCGTGGCATCTTCATGCAGGCTGACATTAAGAACCGTAATGGTCGTGTCTATCCTATGGAGATTCTTCAGAACGAAGTTACAAAATACAATAAGAATTTCATCAAAGAGAAACGTGCATTCGGTGAGCTTGGACATCCAGAGGGCCCAACGGTCAATCTAGAGCGTGTCTCTCACATGATTACTTCTCTGGAACCAGCTGGTAAGAATTTTATCGGTGAGGCTAAGATAATGGCCACCCCTATGGGTGAGATTGTCAAGAACCTTATGGATGAAGGTGCAAAACTAGGCGTTTCCTCACGCGGAATGGGGAGTTTAGATCAAAAGGGTGGCGCAAGTTATGTTCGGGATGACTTTTATCTCGCAACTGCCGCTGATATTGTTGCTGATCCTTCCGCCCCAAATGCTTTCGTAGAGGGTATTATGGAAGGAAAAGAGTGGGTTTGGAACAACGGAGCGCTGATTGAATCGGAACTCGTTGGACTAAAACAAAAGTTTGATGTTAAGAAACATCAAAGAGATGCAAAGATGGAAGCTTTGGAATTTGCAAAATTCCTTAAAAGATTATAATTTATAAATATATGTTAACAGCAAGGTAAGGAGACACCCTATGTCAGAATTAGAACAAACAATTGAAGAACTTGAAGCTGAAGTTCTAGCTGAGCTTGAAGAAGCTAGTGACCCTAAGTCGGGTGCTGCTCCTGCTGCGAAAGCTGAAAAAGTTGATGCAGTTACACCGGGCGGCAAAGTTGACGATATCGGTGTTGCTGATCCAGAAGCCAAAGTCGAGAAAGGTGCTGATGAAGATCGTACCGATAAGGCAATTGGTAAGAAAGCAGCCGCAGCTGCAAAAGAAGTTGGTGGTGATGCACAACAGAAGGGTGAAGGGAAACCTGATAAACCCGAAAAACTCGCTGCTGGTTTTGAAGCAGAAGGCGATGAGGTTATCGCTGAAGCTGCACCAAAAACAAAAACTGCAATGTTGCAGGCAATGAATGATAAGATGGCAAGCATGAAAGCTGGAGATTTAAAGTCTCAGTATGAAACAATCATGTCAGCCATGGATCATGAAGAAGTAGAACCTACTGAAGAAGAGAAGGTTAAAGCTGAAGCAGTTGAAGCTCGTATCAAAGACATTGACGTTAAAGAAGACGTTCAGGCTTTGATGAGTGCAGATGACAGTCTTTCAGAAGATTTTAAAATTAAGGCTGCGACAATTTTTGAAGCAGCAGTTAAATCTAAAGTACGTTCAGAGATTGAGCGTATTCATGAAGTAGTATTGGACGAGAAGACAGAAGAAATTGATGTCTTCAAATCTGAACTTACAGAAAAAGTCGATACATATCTCAACTACGTTGTAGAGGAATGGACGAAAGAGAACGAGTTGGCAATTGAGCGCGGTTTGAAGGGCGAGATTGCAGAAGACTTTATCTCTGGACTGAAACAGTTGTTTGAAGATCACTATATTGATGTGCCGGATGAGAAATATGACGTTCTCGAAGCACAATCTGAGAAAATTTCTGAACTAGAAGAGAAGTTGAATGAACAAATCACTAAGTCGGTTGGTCTTACTTCTTCTAACTCTAAGCTAGTTCGTGAAAGGGTTATTTCTGAGGTTTCCGAAGATTTAGCCGATACCGAAATTGAAAAGTTCAAAAGTCTTACAGAAGACGTTGATTTTACGGATGAAGATTCTTTCCGTGAAAAATGCGAAACTTTGAAGGATAGTTATTTCCCGAAAACTGTAGTTGAACAAAGAGTTCATGATGAAGATGGTAGCACCGCACAGGACGTTGATACGACAGATGCTATGACAGCATACTTGTCGGCCATCAGTCGTAATCAAAAGGCGAGTGCATAAAACATTATATTAACAGATGTAATTTAAAAGGAGAAACAAATGTTTCAGACAGAACATCTACAAGAAAAGTGGCAGCCAGTCCTAGAACACCCCGATCTACCACGGATTGAGGATTCTTACAAGCGGGCAGTTACCACTCTCATCCTAGAGAACCAAGAAAAAGCAATGCGTGAGGATCGTGGGTTCCTTACAGAAACAGCGCCCGTCAACAGCATGGGCGGTGGGCAGATGGACACATGGGATCCAATTTTGATCTCCCTAGTTCGTCGTGCAATGCCAAACCTAATCGCATATGACGTTTGTGGTGTGCAGCCAATGACAGGCCCAACTGGTCTTATCTTTGCAATGCGTTCCTCGCTCGTTTCGCAGGATGGTGCTGAGGCTCTTGTTGATGAGTCAATGCCCGGTGCTGCTGGTCGTTCTAATCAGAACGCTGCTGGTACAATCGGTGGTGGTGACGTTGGTTCCACAGAGACTAACCCTGCTGTTCTTAACGACAGTCCTTCTGCTGGAACATATGTTTCTGCAACAGGTATGACACGTTCACAGGCAGAAGCACTTGGTGATAGCGGTACAAACGCTTTCGGTGAAATGGCCTTCTCAATTGAGAAGTCAACTGTTACGGCAGTTTCCCGTGCGCTCAAAGCTGAGTACACAATGGAACTCGCACAAGACCTTAAAGCAATTCATGGTCTTGACGCCGAGACAGAACTCGCCAACATTCTCAGCACAGAAATTCTTGCTGAAATCAACCGCGAAGTCATCCGTTCGCTGTATGTTACAGCTGTTAAGGGTGCTCAGGTTAATACAACTACTGCTGGTATCTTCGATCTGGACACCGACTCAAATGGTCGTTGGTCAGTTGAGAAGTTCAAGGGTCTTATGTTCCAGATTGAACGTGATGCCAATGCGATTGGTCAACAGACCCGTCGTGGTAAGGGTAACATGATCATCTGCTCCGCTGACGTTGCTTCTGCACTTCAGATGGCCGGTGTTCTTGATTACACTCCTGCTCTAAACAACAACCTCAATGTTGACGATTCATCCACCACATTCGCTGGTACGATGAATGGTCGTTACAAGGTTTATGTTGATCCATATGCCGCCAACGTATCTGCTTCTCAGTACTATGTTGTTGGTTATAAGGGTACATCGCCTTATGATGCTGGCTTCTTCTACTGCCCATACGTTCCTCTACAGATGGTCCGTGCGGTTGGTGAGAATTCCTTCCAGCCCAAGATTGGTTTCAAGACTCGTTATGGTCTTGCTGCTAAC